ATTAGATGTATATATCCCCATAATTATATTAAGGGGGTATAGATATATTAATAATAGCTACAATATATATAGTTACTAGATATGAAATTTTTAATATTAGATAACTCTGATAAAAAAATGCTTTTTAATTATTTAAAAAATTTAGAAAATAATTATTTTGTAGAAATAAAAAAACGAAGAAACATAAGATCTAACAATCAAAACAGGTATTATTGGAAATGTATAGTACAAGAGCTGGCTAATAGTTTGGGCTATTTTCCAAATGAAATGCATTCTATTTTAAGATCTAAGTTTTTATCTGAATGGGAAATGCTTGAAATCAATAATAAAAAAATAGGTATTAATAAAATAAAATCTTCTACTGATTTAAATACAAAGGCTTTTGAAATATATGCAGATCAAATTCGTATATGGGCCTTAACAGATCAAGGAATAAGATTAATGCAAGAAATAGATAAGGAATTTGGCGTACCTTATCTTATTAGAACAGAGCCTTCACTTAAAAATTAATTAAAAAAAAAAAAATGAGCAAATCAGATAAATTGAATAAAGAAGAACTAGAATCTTTACAGGAATATGTAAAAAAATTAAACGATTTAACTTTACAAATAGGAAATTTTGAAGTACAAAAGAGTATTATTATGATTCAAGTTGATGGATTACAAAAAGAAGTAAATGATTTTAAAAAAACATTGGAAGAAAAATATGGAGTAGTATCTATTAACTTAGAAGATGGATCTATAAGCGAAGTAGAAAAACAATAAATGGGCAGAGGGAGAAAAAAACTTCCTACAAAAATAAAGGAATTGCAGGGAACTTTGAAATCTGAAAGGGTATTAGATAATGAAATGACTGTTTCACTAGTTACTAAAATACCCCCAGCTCCAGCTTGGCTTTCTGATATTGGTAGAGAAGAATGGAATAAAGTTTGTATAGAATTATTTAATAAAAAAATGCTGCATAAGATTGATTTAAAAATCTTAGAAGCTTATGCAAATGCTATTTCTTTACATATAGAAACAGAAATTTATTTAAGAGAAAATGGCAGAATACAGGAATTTAGAAATCAAGATGGTACTGTAAAATATGCTCAATCTTCTCCATATCAAAAGATAGCTAATGATGCATTAGATAGAGCTTTAAAAATTGCTTCTAGTTTTGGATTTACTCCTTCTGCTAGAACTTCTATAAATCAGCCTACATTAATACAAAATAACAATGAGTACAACTTCTTTGAATAAAAAATATTATTTTGATGAAGCAGCAGCAGATAGAGCTGTGGCATTTATGGAAACTCACATAAGGCATTGTAAAGGCGAGCTAGCTGGAAAATTAATTAAGTTAGAAGATTGGCAAAAAGATGATTTAATAAGGCCTATATTTGGATGGAAACATAAAGAAACAGGATATAGAAGATATAGATCAGTTTATTGTTGCATAGCTCGTAAAAACGGAAAATCAACAATAGGGGCTATGGTGGCTTTATATATGTTATTTGCAGATTCAGAATTAGGATCAGAAGTATTTAGTTGTGCTGGGGATAAAAACCAGGCTAGCATTATTTTTGATTTAGCTAAACGAATGATACAAATGGATTCTTTATTAAGCAGTAAAGCTAAAGTATTTAGAAATTCAATTACATTTCCAAACAAAGGAAATACATATAGAGTGTTATCTTCAGATGCTAAATTACAGCACGGACACAATCCAAATGCAGTACTATTCGATGAATTGCACACGCAAAAATCGCCTGAACTCTATGAAACAATGGTTACAGGAACTGGAGCTAGAACACAGCCTTTGATGTTTACAATGACTACAGCAGGATCTTCAAAAACAGATGGAAATATATGGTGGCAGATACACGATTACAGCACTAAAGTAAAAGAAGGTAAGATTAAAGATGAAGCTCATTTGTCAGTAATATATGCTGCTGAAGATACAGATGATATACAAGATCCTGAAACCTGGAGAAAAGCCAATCCTAATATGGGTATATCAGTATCTGAAGAATATTTAAAAGCAGAATCTAAAAGAGCTTCTGAATTGCCAGCATATGAAAATACGTTTAAAAGGTTACATTTAAATATACCTACTACAGCAGTTACTAAGTGGATTTCTGATTCTGTTTGGATGGAAAATTATGAAGAAATAGATTTGGAAATGTTAAAGGGAAGGCGTTGCTGGGGGGGCTTAGATCTAGCTTCGACAATGGATCTTTCTAGCCTGGTATTATATTTTCCAATGGAAGATCAAAAAGATGTAGTACTAGTATATTTTTATTGCCCTGAAGATTCAGCAAATCTTAGAGGGCGTAAATATAAAATACCTTATGATGAATGGATAAAAGATGGATTCATAAAAGCTACTCCTGGGGATGTTCAGGATTATCAATACATTAGAAAAGATATTAATAACATAATAAAAGAGTATAATTTACAAAGCATAGCTTTTGATCGCTGGAATAGTAGCCAGCTTATCCTGCAACTAAGCCAGGAAGATGGTATTCCAATGAGCCAATTTGGCCAGGGATATAGATCCCAATCAGCTCCTAGTAAGGAACTAGAAAAAATGGTTTTAAAAAGAGAAATAAATCATTTAAGAAATCCGGTATTAAGGTGGCAATGCGAAAACGTAATGCTGCAAACAGATGCTGCCGATAATATAAAAATAAATAAACAGAAATCTAGTGAGAAGGTAGATGGAATGGTGGCCCTAGTTATGGCTATAGGGGAAATGATGACTGATGAACACGAAGCAGATTCTATATATAATGAACGAGGAATATTAACTTTTTAATAAAATGACTATACAAATAGAAATATTAGCACTTTTAAGCCCTTCAGGATTTGAAAAACGATTTCATAAAAATTGTAAAATAAGCAATACATATGAAGATGCATATGAATTAACTGAGCAGGAGTATGAAAATAATTTTGGTAAAAGAAGATATGCTTCTTATGATTCTTTTAGAGTTACTAAAAATAGAAAAAATAGAAACAAAGTTACATAGTAGTTTTATCGTGTTTTACTATTATTGTCTGTTTAATACAGGCAATTTTAAATGGGATTACTAGACACTATAAAGGAATTATTTACAGGGAATAAAATATACAGAAGAAATTTTTATAATGCAATGCAGATGCAGGGCCAATCTACTGGAGGAATGCCTGTATCAGATGATACTGCAATGAACTATACAGCAGTATGGGCAGCAATAAGAATACTATCAGAATCAGTAGCTCAACTGCCATTGATGATTTACGAAACAGATAAATTGGGAAATAAAATAAAAGCCCAGGATCATCAATTATATAATTTAATTCATAGAAAGCCTAACGATTTAATGACTACATATACATTTGTGCAAAAATGTATGATGGATTTATTAACTAGAGGAAATAGTTTTGTATATATAAAAAGAAATGGAGGGGCTAGGCCTGTAGAATTATTGCCATTAGATGTTACAAAAGTTAAACTAGTAGAAAATGAAGGCGTAATATATTATGAATTACAGGAAGGAGGAATTGTAGATAGTTATGATATACTGCATTTTAAAATTATGAGTAGGGATGGCCTGGTAGGTATCAGCCCTATTGATGCTGGAGCTAGTGCAATAGGCTATGGATTAGCTTTAGAAACTTATGGAAATTCTTTTTTTGCAAATGGAGCTAAAGTATCAGGCGTACTATCTACAGATAGGCAGCTATCTGATGAAGCTATAAACAGACTAAGAGTATCATTTAAAGAAAACTATTCTAATATTCAGGATGCTAATAAAACTATGGTATTAGAAGAAGGATTAAAATTTAATCAGATAAGCTTATCAAATGAAGCCAGTCAGATGCTACAGAGCAGAGAATTTTCTATAGCTGAGATTGCCAGGCTCTACAACGTCCCAAATCATCTTTTAAGAGATTTAACAAAATCTTCGTTTAACAATATAGCAGAGGAGGGCCTTAATTATGTCAAGTTTTCATTAATGCCATACTTAGTTATGATGGAATCAGAAATGAATTGCAAGCTATTTAGAAAAAATGAAGAAGGCAAAATTGCTACTAAGTTTATTGTCAATGCTTTACTAAGAGGAACTCCTAAAGATAGATCAGAATACTACAGAACAATGCTAAACATAGGAGCTATAAGTATTGATGAAATAAGACAACTAGAAGAAATGCCTACAATAGATGGAGGATCTAATCACTTTATGCAGCTTAATATGGCTACATTAAAAGATATTATCAATGGTGGAACTTTAAAAGATAAAAACAATGCCAGCAATTAGATGTGAAAATGGTAAATATAAATGGGGCGAAACCGGAGAATGTAAATATGATTCAGTAGCTGAAGCTGAAGCTGATAATGAAAATTACTACAGAAATGTATTTGTAGTAACAGGATCACCTTGTTCAGGTAAAAATACATACATA